ATACCTATTCCAATCCATTTATTAACGCTCATCATTCACCTTTCATTAACTGTGATTCGACTTCTACTTCATTCAGAAACTTCAAAACTTCTTCTTCCATCTTCTTAATAAATTCTTCTTCTCTTAAAACTTCTTCAATGTACAACTGTGATCGAGCTGGCATCCTTGGATCGAATGATACGAACCAGACCGACTTAGCACCTGTACAACTCATTTGTGCTTGTATTTGGGTATAGTATTTAGATGGGCAACCATCCTTAAAATATGACCAATGTACTGCTGATTGATATGGACACTTCAATTCGAGTAGAGAATCACCAATAACCCCATCAGGACTACAACCAAAGTCTTTAATAGTAGGATGATCTACAAATGCAACTTGATCTACAAACACATTATGAGCCACCTCAAATGCTGTTCTAGCAGTCTGTTCATTGTCCTTGCCATGTTGCATAGCATCGTTCATAAAAGAAGGCTCTATAACCCCTGTAACCCTTTGTAGGGCTAGTTCGATCATATAATTAGCACGAGATGCTGATACACCTGTCTTTGTCTTAGCTAATACATCTGCAACACGACTAGCAGTCACCTTGCCTTTTCTAAGTTCTAACCAAGAGTCAGAGCCTTGTTCTACTTCTCTATAAATCATTGATTCAGTCATTTTTAAGATACTTTCTTTTTGAGTTCGTCTACGAGTTCATTTAGATCAGGAGTAATACGATTAATAGTTTTAATATATAAATAACTAGAGCATAGACAACGGCCTCTAGTCTCATACATTGAACCAGTAATGATGTCCATAAACCGAGGATGATCCTCATGTCTAGTCAGGATAAAATACCGATTGCCTATATTTGTTTCACCTAGATACAGTTTTTTACCAGTAAGCCAAGACTTCATTAAAGCTCGTTTAGGTTGATGTAGTGGGTAACATTGTGATGATGATGCAAATGTTTCATTCATCTGTCACTCCTCTCTTGCTTGGCAGCTAAACACATTTCAGCAAACTTCTTAGGTACATCTGGATGCCATCCACCAATTAGGTTGCTACAGTTAAACTTAAATACTTCTTCTTTACGACTGAGTTCTGTCATATAAATAATGAATCCACAGAATACAATCCACATTGCTATTACAAATAAGAAACTTTTACTCATAAGACATCTTCCTTTTTATATTTTCGTTTAATAATAAAAGCTAGTTTTCTAAGTGCTTTGCGTTCAATTACTTCAATTTCTCGTCTAGGAAGTTCCAAAATGTAGGCAACTTCCTCCTGTGTAAAATAATTATTAGTTCGTGGTTCTCGAGAATTTTTCATCTATTTTCTTTAGTAAGGATTCAAGGCGATTATTCCAAAGTTTAGAATCTGCATTTTGTGGCCATGTAACTAGGTACTCTTTAATTGTTTCTGTAGCCACGATATAGTCTATTTCTTTTTGCTTGGATAATAAAGACTCTATTTGCTCACTTATTGTCATTTTCTCTTTCTTTCATCATAGAATTAGCCCAAGCGTATGAACTTTCAATAATCCAATCTTGACCTTGTTTTAGTATTTGTTCTTGCAATTTAGGATTAGAAAGAAGTCCTTGCATAGCATGACAAGCAAAGTAATCTCTTAAATCCATGCCGTTATGTTCTTGATTAAATTGGGGGTTATATGGAAATGCTTTCATAGTAGTTCTCCTTTACGCTTGTCTTTTGCCTTAGAAATCCTATCTATTGCTACCTTATCCTTTGATAACTCTTTATATGCTTGACCATAAGCAGCTTTAAGCGTGTCCATATCTAAGCACTCATTAATCATGTCGCACCAGTTAGTACATAAATCAGTTAAATCAGGTGTTTCTTCATCAATAGAATCGCTTGGTATATCCTCTCCAGCGTAGATATATAGACCAAGACCATGTAGTGCTATTGCTTTAGCTAAACATCGTTGCATAGCTGTATTTACTGAAAAACTATCAGGGTTAGACATAGCTTTATTTTGATTATTCATAACTGGTAACTGTGCAGTCATCTTCTTACCAAAGGCTTCAACTGTGCAAAACACCATCAAGGTATCACCAAAAGCCATTGGTTGATCGTAAGTCCAAGTAGCTAATGGGTCTAGTTGAAGTAACTGATCTACTGCCCATGCCCACGAAAGATAGGTAAATTTACCCTTTTTTTCTGTATGCTCATTAATGTTAATCTTGCGTAATTCTAAGTATTTACTCATGCTAATTCTCCATTGTTAAATTCATGTTCAGCTTGTTTTGAAGCTAATTTATGAGCAAAGTCGTAGGCTTTTAGATAAATGTAATTGCCTAGACCAGTCATATCGTTTTCTTTTACATACTCAGCCATTTCTAAATTCTCTTTGACTGTAAGTTCTGAAACAGCCTCAGCAATCAATTTAGATGGGTTGTAATCGGTTTTAATGAGTTCGTTAGTACGATCTTCAATCATCATTTCAGCAACCTCTGCCTCATCATATTTTGTGTCGTAGCATAACCAGGAGTCAAAGTTCTTCATTATTTAACTCCTTGCAGTAGCCAGATTGTTAGTGCTGGGCCAAACATTACTGCAAATCCTACTAGTGACTCTATAAATTCTTTCATCTCATTTCCCTTTCGTTTCATTTAAATTTACTGCATGACTAGATATTATTCCATCTATTCTCATAAATCAACACTTTTTTTAAATATTTTCAAATATTCTTATAGGGACTTTCCCTAATATAAAAAATATATACAAACATTCAGTAAGTATAGTATAGTCTAGGAAAGAAAGGAATTAATTATGAACCCAATGGATTTATTAAAGATTGAATTTGGCTCACTAAGAAACTTGGCTGAGGCTTTAGAACTAAGACCCAATACTGTTGTGCTATGGGGACAAACTCATATCCCATTTAAGTATATAAAGGAAATCGAGAGGCTATCAGAGAACCGAGTTACTAGGGAAATGCTCAGACCAGATGTATTTAATAAGGAATGATATGCCTGATAGATTAATTCGTGACGAATTGTTAAATTCAGAAAGGTATTGGTCAGTATCAGACGAGGCAAAGTTGCTTTATATCCATTTAATTTTGTCCGCTGACGATACTGCTAGATACTCAGGTAAGAACTTTACATTGAGAACTAGGTGTTTTTCTGGTCGTGGTATGGAGACAAATCGAATGGAAATTTTGCTTTCAGAGTTGGTTGATCAAGACCTTATTCGATTATATTTTGTACAGGATGAAAGGTTTATTTTTATACCAAGATTTAAGCAAAGATTAAGATATTACAATAGTAAATATCCTGAACCACCTATACAAATCAATGACATAGACTACAAAAAGACTGACTCAAGTCTTACTCAAGTCATACCTAAGACTGACCCAAGTCTGCTGAAGAGAAGTGAAGTGAAGAGAAGTGAAGAGAATATACATACATACACAGAAGATTTTGAATTATTTTGGAAGTCGTATCCAAGACATGAAGCAAAGAGTTTAGCAATGAAAGCATTTAAGAAAGTTAAGGTAGATATAAACATACTTCTACAAGCTATTGCAAAACAGAAGAATAGTAAACAATGGAAGGATAATATTATTCCTCATGCTAGTACATGGCTAAATCAAAGTAGATGGGAAGATGAGATTATTACAAAACCGACTAACGATATATTTTCACCTGTGAGGAATTTCGGATGATTGGAGAACAACAAGTATTTAAAGAGTTACATTCTGGTAAACAAATACCTAGTATTTTTGTATTCGTAGGAGATCAGTCAGATGATTGGGATATGAAGGATACAATCTTTACAGAACAGAATAGACCCAAACCAAATGATCTAGCTTTCTTGCAAAACCAAGTAGTACAGCTAATTCACTTTAAAAACGCTTCAGACGAGTTTTTCTTTGCTTGGTATACCTACCTATCAACTATAGGAATAAAAACGCTTGTAGCCACCGATTCGGAGGTAGAAACCTATGTTAGTAGACATTGATCTTGATAAGTACGCTGAATACTCTGAAATTCGTTCGATGGTCAATGAGAAGTCAGACTTTGAGACAGAACTAGTTGAATACTTTAAAAACCGTCAAAACGGAATATTAGGGGATAAGTTACCTTTTTTTTCTGCACAACAAAAAATAGGATTCAGGAGAAAAGAAATTACAGTTTTAGCTGGAGTTAATGGTCATGGTAAGTCATTAATCCTTGGTCAAATAGCCTTAGACATTGTGGATAAGGGTTCTAAAATATTGATGGCATCGTTAGAAATGCCTCCAGTATCAACCTTGGCACGAATGACTAAACAGGCCACAGGAGTTTACATACCAAACAAAGAGCAGATCAGCGACTTTATGAAATGGAAACTCGATCAGTTTTATTTATTTAACCATGTTGGTAGTTTGGAGTCCTGGCAAGTCATTAGTCTTTGCAGATATGCAGCACTAGAACTAGGAGTCAGTCATGTAATTATTGATTCTTTGACTAAATGTACTAGAGGTGAGACTGATTACGATGGTCAAAAGGACTTCATGAACCAGTTATGTGAAGTTGCTAAAGAAATGAATATCCATGTTTTCTTGGTTCACCATGTCAGAAAAGGCAATGACGAGACAGAAACAGCTAATAAATTTGATTTAAAGGGTT